TTCGAGTCGATGGTCTTTGATGCTGAAGACTTAGGCGATGCGATCGGCAATCTTGCTGACGGTATGGCTCGGTCTATTGTCGGCGCACTGGGAGAGATGGCAGCGCAGTGGCTTCTGTACCAGGGTGTACAAATTCTAGCGCAGAAAACCACACAAGCAACTGCCGCGACTACGATCAGCGCTAATGCTGCTGCTGCATCCTTGATGGCTGGCCTGAATGCGTTCTCGTCAACCGCTGCGATACCTATTGTCGGTCCCGCTCTGGCTCCTGCTGCGATGGCTGCGGCAATTGGCGTGACTTCCCCGGTAGCGGCATCTATCTCCGCGCTCTCCCTCTCTGGCGTTGCTCACGATGGCCTCGACTCTGTTCCACAGACGGGCACTTTCTTACTTGAAAAAGGCGAGCGGGTGACGACTTCAGAAACCAGCGCGAAACTCGATCGAACTTTAAGCGAAGTCAAAGAAAGTATGAAGGGTGGCGGCAATATGGGGAATGTTCGAATCATCAACCAATTTGATAACGGCGTTATGAAAGATTATTTAGGGTCGAGTGAAGGCGAGAAAATCATCATGAATGCCGTGAGCCGAAACCGCAGAACTATTGGGTCGTATTAATGACCGTCTGGCCCTTTAAACAGCGCGGCGATGTGATCGAGTCTTTGGCATGGTTGACTGATGTATTCCAGGCTAAGGCTGGTGAGCAAAGAACAGCGCTTAGGGCGGCACCGCGAAGGGTTTTTGAATTAAGCCATTTATTCACAGACTACGACTATTCAACCGCAAGGGCTTTGATTCGCCAAGATCAAGGGGAGGATGGCTTTGCTGTACCGGACTGGCCGCAGGCTAGCGTGGTTGGCGCTGTCGCCTCCGGGACTTCTGTTGCCATCACACTAGATACGACCTATATTAATTTCGGCCCCACAGCGCTGTTGTGGGAGCACTCAGGGCTATACGAAGAGATCGACATTACAGTGACGCTAACGGATGTGACTGCGGCCACAGTGGTTAATGACTACACCGATGCTAGATTGATTCCTTTGTGGGGCGCTTATTGCCCTAATGGGCTATCTAACAGCCGTGGGGCCGGTCAAATTAACCAGGCCTCTGTGCAAATGCGGGTTTATGAAAATCAGGATTTAGCGGCAAGCACTTATGATCAATACCGGGGGCATGATGTTTTACCTAGCTGTCCGGTGGTCGGTGGTGGAAGTTTTGACGAAAGTATCGTCTGGCCTTTGTCGGAGTTCGATAATCAAACCAGTGTCCCTGAATACATCCGGTCACGCACTATCCCTGAGCTGGAATTCACCATGCGGTGGCATGAGTTCACGGCCCAAGGTTTATTCGAGTTGCGCCAATGGCTCCACAGCCGAAGAGGGCGGCAAAAGGTGTTCTGGTTCTCTAGTCGCGGCCATGATTTAGAGCCAGCGGCAAATATTGCAGGCACTACGGCCACAGTCTTCCGCCAAGGGGTCATGAGGCCTGAATCCTATGATATCGATGTTACAACAAAGGCGGGCGTAAGCACCTATCACCAGGTCACAGCAGTGGCCAACGGGACAGACGTATCTGGACGCCTAACTACCGATCTAACGATTACCCCAGCGCTCACCCTCACCCTTGCCAATATCTCCCGCATTAGTTATCTCAGGTGCACGCGCTTTGACGCTGACCGGGTAGAACTTCAGCACTCACCCTCTGGCGGCACTCAAGTTCAAATGCCCTGTATTGAGGTTCCCCTTCCATGACTTATATTGCCTCTGAGGAGTCGGTACAAGACGGCGATCCTATATTTCGCATTCTCTTCACTCAAGGATCAACTGAATTCAAATACACCACAGCCCCTATTATTGTTTCGACTGACTGGCTTCCCTCCTCAATCAAGATCGGCGGAATCACCCAAACTAATGAAATGGCAAAAGACCCTGTTGATATTTCTATTCCTAGAGATAGCGCGCTAGGGCTTACATTTCTCGGTGGATCTCCTGATGAGATTACTTCTGTGACTATCTTCCGTGAGCATTTAGGCGATCTTGATAGCGAGTTTCAAGTGTATTGGAAAGGCAGGGTGGCCGGTACAAGTGTTGAAGACGATGCTGTTTTATTGAATTGCGAGAACATATTCACAAGCTTGCGGCGCTCAGGTTTGCGCGCCAGGTATCAAAAGAATTGCCGCCATGCTTTATACAGCGATCAATGTGGAGTGTCTCTGGCCAGCTTTGCTAATGCGGCAACAGCAACAGCGGTGAATGGTTTTGTTGTGACTTCAACTGTGGCCAGTGGCTTTGCTGATGGGTACTTTGCGGGCGGAATTCTGGAGGACGCCAACGGAAGCAAGCGACATATTCAAGGGCATACCGGCTCTGAATTGTTACTAATGCGCCCTCTAGGCGTGCTAACTCAAGACGTTATCGACAACGGTTCAGCACCGATCATTATTTATCCGGGATGTGCGCATAACACCAGCGCCTGTAAAGATAAGTTCTCTAATTTACTTAACTACGGTGGGCAACCTTACATCCCTGGTGAGGGTAATAACCCGTTTGCCAGCAAGATCACAGGAGGCATTGCGTAATGTGGATTTTATTAGGCGCTCTAGCCTTGACCCTGGTTCTTGCGGCGGTACTAAAGCCGAAGCCTCAAAGTGTGCCCCCGGCGGGTATTAATGACATTAAAGCACCCACAGCAAGCGAGGGGCGGGAGATACCCGTGCTCTTTGGGTGCAGAAAGATTAAAAGCCCGAACATTGTGTGGTGGGGTGATTTTAGATCCGTTGCGATTAAGCAAAAAGGCGGTAAAAAGTGATTGTCACTATGCGTGATGTGCGTGCAGCAAAGATGTGCAGCCGGGGCGCTAGGGACTTTCTAAAAAAACACGATTTCGACTGGAGTGACTTTTTGAAAAACGGTGTAACGCCTGAGCAGCTAGAGGCTACTGGTGACGCAATGGCTATCAAAGTTGCGGAGGTAGCCCGTGGGCGGCAGCAGTAAAAAAGCGACGATCGGGTATAAGTACTTTATCGGTGCCCACAAAGCGATCTGCCACGGGCCGGTTGACTCTGTTTCAGCGATTGAGGTTGATGGCCGTGTTGCATGGACAGGTCTGAATGATGGGACTGATGTTATTACGGTCAATTCTCCAGAATTGTTTGGGGGTAAGAAGGCCGAGGGTGGAATCTCGGGTGAGATTGATATTGAAATGGGATACCCCACACAGGTAGAGAACGCCTATCTTCAATCACAGCTAGGCGATGATATCCCAGCGTTCAGGGGGATACTCTCGGCAATCCTGAAACAGTGCTACATGGGCAATAATCCCTACCTTAAGCCGTGGGCTTTTCAAGTGTCCAGAATACACGTTAGGCAAAATGGAATCACTCAATGGTATGACGAGAAATCAGCCATTATCAATAAATTGGTCTCTTCGGAGAATGAAGCCATTGAGTGTAATGACTTTGCGTGTGATGCGCTTGAGATTGCCTTGCTCAATACTCCGGGCATATTCTCAGTCGGGTACTTTACGACCACCTTGCCCAATATCTGGGGTGACGATGTTACCGGGTTAAACAACGACTGGCAGTTGGAAACCGACATATCCCCATTGGTCAACTACCTTGTAGAGGATGGCGCGCCTGCCAGTTGTAACGACAGTTACATGCACACCATCACCGGGACTGCGAATCCAGTAAATTGGATACCACAGCAAGACGTCCCTTACACAGGTAGTCGGCTATCTATCGGTGCAGTGATTCGGCAGCATGATCCAGGAGGGGGTGATGAAGTCCCGCTACTTGCTATCAGTCGATTTAGGGAGGCTGGCCGTGGATTCCGTTTTAACTGGGTTAGATCAAGCAATCAGCTGAATCTTTACAGTTTTGATAGTCGTGAGTCCCCTGCATTTAAGAATGACGCCTTAAGCTTTGCTCCTCCGCCTGAAGGCACTTGGTTTTTCGTCCACCTAGAAGTTAACTTGACCGCCAAAACAGCCAAGGTTGATCTGGCTTATCTCGATGCCGCTGGAGAGCCTGTGATCGAATCGCAAGGATTGAGCGTCTATCACGAGGAGACGATACCGTGGCAGTTTGGCGCGGTTTGTGCCATTACAAATATCGGAGGGGGTGATTTTGAGGCGAAATACGACTATATGACGGGTTGGCTGATAGAGGGGCAGGCCTCGCCTACACCTGAATTAATCGCGCAGTTTTTCAACTCCGATATAGATTATGTCAGGCCTGAGCTTTGCTACGTTTGCTCTGATATGAACCCCGCGCACATTGTCCGTGAATGCCATACAGACCCTACGTGGGGTATGGGGTATCAAGATGCGGATATTGACGATACAGCGTTCATGGCGGCGGCTGATCAGCTTTATACTGAAGATATGGGTATGAGCTTGCTGTGGGACCGCCAGATACCATTAGAGGATTTTGTGCTTGAGGTTCTTCGCCATATTGACGCAGTTTTATATGTGAGCAGGACCACAGGTAAGTTTGTTCTTAAGCTAATCCGCGAGGAAGTGGTTGACGGTAATACCGTTGTTTTGGATGAGTCTAATACCGATGAGATTAGTAGCCCTGATCGTGCGGCGCTGGGTGAGTTGATATCTTCAGTGACGGTGCAATTTTACGATGGCGCTATTGATGAAGAGGGGAGTTTAACGGTTCACAATGCCGCACTGGAGCAAGCGCAAGGCGTTCAGAGTAACGACACCCGGCAGTACCCAGGGTTTACAAATCGAGCACTGGCGGAGCGCGTAGCAATTCGCGATCTAAAAGCACTATCGACACCTTTACTGAGCATTAAAGAAATCCCCGCTAGCCGAGTTGCTCAAGGCTTAAACATTGGCGACCTGTTCGTTTTAAACCTTCCTAATTTAAGAATATTCAGCGTGCCCATGCGAGTGACCGCTATCGATTTGGGTGATGGCATTGATAACACTATTCGCATTAGTGCTTTGGAGGATGCTTTTGGATTGCCCAGCAATCTTGATGTTAATGTGGGTGTTCCTTCTGAATCATGGGTTAGCCCTGTCGCTGGAGACCCGCTTGAAGCATCGCCTAGGCTTGTCACAGAATCCCCGTATTATGAGTTAGTGAAAGACTCCGGCCAGCTTCAGATTGATACCATTCTTGCCGATGAAGACATGGCGGGGTTTTTACTTGTCGCCGCTGGTAGGCAGGGCGCAGAGTTGGACGCAGATTTACTGGTAGATTCCGGCGCTGGCTATGAAGATTCGGGGACATTGGATTTTGCCCCTTACACGGTATTGGATGCTGATATTTCTTACACAGACACGCGGTTTTATATCGACGGTGGTATGGATCTTGATTTGGTCGAGGTAGGCACCATTGCCCAGATCAATGATGAGTTATTGAGGGTTGATGCTACTGGTACGGACGGTACAGGGCTTTATTATGATTTCGGGCGCGGCGTGCTTGATACCGTACCGGCTGGGCATGTTACAGGCGACTCTATAATATTCTGGGATGCCTCTGCGATTAGCGACGAAACACAATATACCGCAACGGATAGCGTGGATGTTAAGTTAACAACGGCGCTCGGTAGTAGTCGATTAAGTGAGAGTGACGCGCCAGAGGATACCGTTGTAATGGATTCGCGGGCTATTCGACCGTATGCGCCTGGTGACTTTCAGATTGGTGGGCAGAGCTATAACTTTACCCATAATCTCTCTACAACGATGCCGATACTGACTTGGAAGCATAGAGACCGGTCCCAGCAAACCGGATCTGCATTGCTCGATTATACGGATGGGGATGTAGGGCCAGAAGCGGGCACAACGTATCTTGTTGAGTCTGATGCGGTGCTACTGAATGCCACTGTTACCACTGGCTGGTTTTCAACTAATATAGGTGCCGGGAATACTTACGACACCAGCGCAGAGGGTTCGCCGCCTGCTGATACCGTCTATCTCCGATTTAGGGTTAAAGCGATACGCTCCGCTCATGAGTCTTGGCAGTTTCCTCAAAGCGAGGGTATATGGGATACAGGCTTACTTACCACTGATCCCGATTTTGCCGATGTGGCTTCATTGCTCCACTTCGAAAACTCAATTGTTGATGTGGTGCCGACAACAACCTGGGCTATTGGCGGTAACGCGGCCTATGACGCCACTAATATCAAGTTCGGCACTCATTCTCTGGATATGCCCCTAAGCGGCACCCCAACGTGTATCTCAACCAACATTCCAGAGATACTATCGCAAGACTTCACATTGGAGTTGTTTGTGCGCAGGGCTAATGTGGATGCTGTGGGCAGGGTGATTATTGAGACTCGACCTTTAAGTAATACCAGTACTGCCACAAACTTTGCCTTGTATTCAGTCGGAACAACAATTGCCTTGTTTGTGAATAACCTCAATCTTCTTAGCGGCGTTGCAGCCTCTTATCAAGACGGTAATTTCCACCACATAGCGCTATCTCGCGATGGAAGCACAATAAGACTCTTCTTTGATGGCGTTCAGATTGACAGCGCAACCAACTCAGCAGCCTTTGTGATTGGTGATGGGGGTATGAGATTGGGCTGCGATGCTGTTGGCGGGCCTTCTTCGGTTGGGGGCCAGATAGATGACTTTAGGTGTACGCTCGGCACTGCAAGATACACTGCGGCATTTACACCCACAGCGGCACCTTTCCCTGATAGTGCATAATTCATTCCTCTCCTATAGTCCTGTATGGGGTGCTAGACAAAATTTACATGCAGGGGCGCTGTGCACGATTACATGCACCTCGTTATCTTTTAAAGTCTGGCAGGTTGACTGATCGCGCGGGATATCTTCACGTTTGCGATACTTCCCGCACCATATCAATTTCTTGTTGAGTCATTATTAGCCCATCCATTTCCCCTATAATACCCTACTCCCCTATATCAGTAGAGATACATTTCACTCTCCGGTATTGGTACATTACTCCGCTCCCTTTAGGGCTGCTTTGAGGTTGTTGACTATCATGGCAAATCTCTTGGCTCTCTCCACAATACGGGCAATCTACGTCATCCATTTCTATCTCCTCTACTGTACCTATGGTGTTGTATAAATTTATGCTGATTCAAGCAACCGAATAAGCTCTTCAGCAATCAGGTCTAGTTCTGCTGACCTTGCTGACTCTGCTGCTGAC